ATGAAGAAAGCTCTTCAAGGCCAGTAGATGCTGGACCATAGTAATCCACAGGGTAGTCAATGATCTCGCCTTCTAGGCCCTGAATAGTCTCTGTAAGAGTGTCTACTAGGGGAATAATGGCTTCATAGTACTCACCCAATGCAATGTGTTCTGCATAGCTTTTGCTCTGACGATGCAGGATCTGGGTGTTGGTCGATGAATGCATCAACGTCAACAAGAATTCACCGTAGTTCATGGAGTAACCTTTGAATCGTAATATTGAGTGCATCAAGCTCACCCATCTTTCTGATGGACCAAGCTCTTTTTTGACCATGCCAACCAAGGATAGATCCCTGATGACAGTCCTTGCACAGTGCTACGCAAGTATATTGCAAACCCTGTTCAATGTGGTGGGCATCACTTGGTCCAGGCTGATCACAGACAGAGCAAGGAAGCTCCTTAACGTTAGCTAAATGCAATCTCTCTTTGGCGTTGAGCTTGTTGTTCATTATTTCCCCATTGTTGAGCCATTGCATCTGCAATGCCTTGGAATGTTGCACTTCTGATCTTCCAACGATCAGCACTTGGTGGCAGGTTATACCAAGTAGGCAAACTCTTGCCACTCTTGGTAATGTGCCTAGCACCCTTGTCCACAATGTTTGTAGGCATCAAATGCGGCAGGTTTTTCAACCACAGGCATGTAGTCTTTGTAGCTTCATGCCCAAACATCCACGGCTGAATAATTTGATCAGGCTTTCGAATATGGCTACTGATGATGCTGACAGGGTTCTCCAAAGCAATTTTGTTAATTGGAGCATCAAGCAACCTTTGAACAAAGTCCAGTGCAGCAGCTTGCCTACCATCAGCTTGTTTGGCAGCAAAGTGTTTAGCACCACTTACAGCCAAGTCAGTGCATGGTGGGTGAGCGACCATCAGGTCCCATCCATCATTGATGATGTCAAACACATCGCCTTGGTAATGTTTACCAGGCAAATCAGTTGGTAGAAGGTCACAGGACATTGCATCATGCCCAAGGGCAGCAAAAGCATCCCTGACCTTTCCAGAATACTCACATGCAACAAGTACCCTCATGACAAGTTCCGCATTTCAGAGCGCTTTGAGTATTCCTGTGTCTTCCACACTTCAATCCTTGCTTGAGCAGCAGTTAGCATCCACTTTAGGTGCGCTTCTTCTTCAATGGCTTGTTTGTTAGCCAAGATAGCTTGGATGTAATCAGTAGTGGCATAGGCATCTGCTTCTCGTTGACCAAGAGAGCTTGATTCACTCTTGTTCATCTGTTGGGACTTCACCACCTTCAGGTAGTTGTCGGTATAAGCCACATCTCCTTTTGCTTTTGCATAGCGTTCTGCATGCTCTTGGATGTAGCGGATAGCTTTTTCAGGGTTGATTTCCATTTGTTTCTTTCAATACATATATTCAAGGGTGTACTTTTTTGATCGAGTCCACCATCCAGTTCCACTTGCAGCCAAGAAATATCTTTCTTCTACTCCATAAAACTCAAGCCAGACGATATATTCGCCAACCTTTGTTTTTTTCCAAGCAAACACTTTTCGATGTCTTACTTGACCATCAAATGGAGTTTCTGATTTTTCTTTCCATTTCATGCTTTGCTTTCAAATGTGTTGGTTAATTAAGTTCTGTACACCAGCATCCAGATCACCATTACCCATTTCTATGAGTACTTGCTTTTGAATGTTGTTCAATGTCAATGCGACAAGGTTGGTGTACTTGGGTTCTTCTGTCTTTTTCTTGACACCAGCACCAGGACGTTTACCACCCCATGTGCCTACTGGTCGACCAAGACGCTTCTCTCTTACCTGTCTACGATGTTCACGCTGTTTAAGGATCAACCATTCAGGCTTTTCGTAGTGAAAGGGATCGTCCATTTCTTTCATGTTTGCTCCTCAAAAGCAAACTTCATTGGAATCTGACGCATTTTCTTTTCAGGCGCTTCAACAATAGGTCTAGCCTTCTTCATGCGGATCTCTTCTTCCACAATGAACAATGCGTCTTCCATATCCCTCACAGAACATTCGTCTAGCTGGACATCATGCAGATCCATAACAAGCTTCACAGCAGTCATCTCAGGCCCCGTAAAGGCAAAACGATTCTTCTCCACACCACGTTTAGCCATTGTGTAGATAGCGTCTTGTGCGGCCTTAATCTCTGTCTTCCAGTCAGAACCAAGTTCATCACGTAGACGGACAAAAGCTTCACTCATGTTGACAGCAGCAATCAGCACATCAACATGCTCTCTCGTACCATGACCCATCAAGATAGAGTCCAAGGCTTCATGGTTCTTTAGCTTCAGTGCTACACCAGCAGTAGGTAATGTTCCTACCTTCTTCATGCCAGCCATTACCCAGCTCATGTTGTCTAGCCGAACACCGTGTGGTTTGTATTTGCTTTTCTTTCTCATGCTGTGTACTCAATAGCTTGAAGCTTAGAAATTTGCTCATTGATTTCGGTGACAGTTTTTTGGTAGTCAGCCATTGCTTTTAGTTTTTGCTGTTCAAGAGCAGCAATTTTTTGCGCCTGAGGATCGTAATTGTCTGGAACTTCCAGCTCTACTTCTTGTGTACAAACATAAGTTTGATTTTTGTCATCATCAATTTTTGCGTAAAAAACAAGGTATTCACCTTTTTCTTCCCAAGCATATTTGGAGAAATAAACGTAAACAGTGGTTTTGACTTTCATTTCAGGCTCCACAGGTGACCGCAAGACAAGCATTCAGCAGTCATGTGACTGTCAGCAATGTTTTCACGGTATGTCTCATACTCACAATCTCCGCATTCAGGGCACTCATTAGCGCCCAAACGCTCACACAAAGTCTCAATGGCATCTGCCACCAGTTCAGGGCTGATTTGCTCACCCTTACGCAATCCACGAACAATTTCATTGAATTTCATTGCAATCTCCTAAGTTGGAACACCAATTGTGATGGCTAATCAACTTGATTGGTATTGGGACAAACCCTATAGGAGATGTTCTTGCACCATGACTTCAACCATTCCCACAGTGCCGTACACCTTGGTGGCATGTAAAGACACCACTTGGCTGTCATCAGCAAAGACAATGCCGTTCATGCCATCAAAGATAGCCTTGCAGAAGTTGTCGATGTCACTTCGTTTGGTTGGACGCTCTTCACCTGATAAACAGGCCTGTGTGCGCTTTTTGCTGTACGAGGCCGGGATAGGTAGGGTGATGTAAATACAGGCCACTATGGGGCCTTCTAGAGGCTCCTGTGTGCCCATTGCTGTCTTGGCAGACTCAGATACCTTGGATTCGTAATCAACAGTGGTTTTTGGGCTGTAAGTTGAGACAAACTTTCCTCTCCTGGCAAACCTTGGACGACCCTTAGGTACTGGTGTCCCATCAACTTGAAATATCACTTGGAACGTCATGTCCTGTCCTTGTATTTGTTGTATCGCCAAGCAGTAGCTTCTGTGTCAATCCGCTGCCAGATTTCTTCTCTTTCTGCTTCAGACATAGAGTTCCAAACAGCAACCTCCATATAGGTTCTGCCACACGCAGAACATTTATCCGTATACAAGGTCGTACAAATACCTATACATGGACTATCGGGTCGATCTAATTTCATTCCAGACCTCATTGTTTTTAATCGCTCTTACCAAAGATTCGCTAACTTTGAATTTTTTAGCAATGCTTGCAATGGTCTGTCTTGCTTCAATGTCAAATCTAATGATTGCAACTTGATCTGCTTTTAATTTGCAATTTCTATTGTTTCGAGACTGAACTTCTGCTGTTGCCCATTTGCAATTGCTTGGCTCATAAGACTTGTCGTTGTCCATTCTCTCTAGAGAATGTTTGTCTGATGGTGGATGACCCATGTCTTCAAAAAAACATAAAAAGTCTTTCCACCTATCACACACACTTATGCCTCTTTCGCCGTAATATTTGAACGCAACCCTATTAGGGTTTGTGCATCTCTGAATCATTCCTGCCCAAATCTTGTAAACCCTTGTCTTGGACATCCCATGAGTTCTATTAGATTTAGATGTTTTTTCTGATCTTAAACAACCGCAATTTGTTGTTTTTCCTGACTTTAAATTGTTTCCAAAAACATCGGCCACAACTCCGCATGAGCATTTGCAAATCCAGCTAACACTTCCTTTTGGGTTTGTGTGCGAATACTCAAGAACAGACCAATTTCCAAAACTTTTACCAGTCAAATCAATTCTTCGCATAAGGACTCCTATTGTGTAGGCATCATTATACATACAAGGTGGTGCATACTGCTATGCAGGGGCTATCTGGCCTCATAGTCCTAGTTCCTGTAGTGCTGCTTGCAGTCCAGCCAAGCCACCGACACGCTGGCCCTCGATAAAGATTTGTGGCATTTGTTTTGCGCCAACTGAAGAAAGCTGCCTTAAAACTTCAGGGCAGTTCAAGATGTCGTATTCCTCATACCCAATCCCCTTGCTGTCCAGTAGACGCTTGGCTGTCACGCAGTTGGGGCAAGATTTTTTTGTATATACGACCACATTCATACCGCATACTCCCCGTGCAGTTTTATTCTCACCACTGATGCAGCAAAGGCAGCAGCCTCCATTGACTCAAAAGTGCCGATGTGCGTTTGTTTACCTGCAAGTTTTGCATAAGCAATCCACTTCTTGTCTCGCTTGTGAAAACGAACACCTTTAATGCCGCTAGTGCTGTTTGATGGCGCTTCACGGTTGCATACGTTTTGAGAGACAGTAGCTGGACGCAGGTTCTCAATGCGATTGTTGGTCTTGTCACGGTCAATGTGGTCAATCATGTCTGGAACATAGCCGTGCAACATCAAATACACCAAGCGGTGCGCTGTGTACGTTTTGCCGTTTAACTTTACATTGACGTAACCTCGGCCACCAATAGCGCCAGCAGGTTTGCCAATTACTGTGGTGTTGCGGCATTTTTTCCAAACCAACTGCCCATCGGAGTAATCAAAAATCTCGCGCAATTGTTCTTGTGTGATATTCATTTCTTTTCTCCTGCGGGTGGGGTGGTGTAGAGCAATGTCCCTATTGGCAGTCCGTCAATGTCGGCTTCCTCAAAGTCAATATCGCGTTTTCCCGGTGCTCCATAACAAACCCACGCCACAGGCTCCTGCACAGGCGCTGGCTGTGCGGGTGGGGTGGTGTATAGGGGCCACCAACCGTTATCGTCCGGAGCATACTTGCCCCATGCGAGTTCAGGCTCATCCGTCCCAATTTGAAATCCGTTGTCGTCCTCAATGTAGCGGTTGCAACCCCACGCCACAGGCTCTTGCACAGGTGCTGCAAGGGCACGCTCATCAGCACGGACAAGGGCTTCAAAGGCTTTGATGCCTTCAGTTGTGATGTACCAAATCTGCCCCTCGTCCTCGTCAATTAGGTCAAGTTCAATGCCAGCCTCACGGGCCATGTCTATCGTGTCTCTCATTTCTGCTCCTCGGTAAACCCACGCCATTTTGAGCGAGAGAGATTCATGCTAGACAAGTTGTTGGGCCAATTGATCTCTCCCTCTGCCTCAAATATGCTGGAAGCGCAAAGTCGCCAACCCTTTTTGTCAAAATATGCAAAGTTGTTGGCCTCAGAATTTGGCGTGAAGACTTCGTACACACCAGCACGAACAGGTTTGATGTTTGAAGGAAACCAAGGTGTCATTTGTTTTTTCATTTTTTCTCTCTCAAGCAAGTGCAAGTCCATCCGCTGCTGTCATAGCCAAGGCCATGGCAGTAAGGACAGTGCTCGTCAGTAACTGCTGGTGGTACAGGCTTAAACAGCCGCTTGATGTATTCATACAATGCTCTCACAGCAAAGCCTCCCCTACTTGGTCACGCTTTTGTTGCTCGTACTGTTTTATTTGTTCTGGTGTCCAAGGTGTTGGGCCAGATGCTGGTGGAAAGGGCCACATTACGATTCCCTTGCTTTAATCATTGCATCCGCCATTTCATAAGCCCAGTCTGCAATCTTGTCTGCGCTCATAGTCATCATTGGGTCAACCATAATCCCTTGTAACGCCTTGGCTGCAAAGTAGTCGCGCAGGGACATTCCATCTCTTTTTGCCCACTGTCCGTCATCCGTGTAATAAGAGGCTGGAAACGCTGGGCCACCTGTGTTTGTATTCATTCCAATGTTCCTTCTTTAAATTGAGTGAGGTAGGATCTGATCCTTTCCTTTGCACCCATGCCATACAATTTTTCTGATCTTTCTAGCATTCCTCTGACAAAGTTGTTGTCTTGAGTTGTTTGCCAGGATCGGAATATGATTCTTGCTTCACCTTGTTCGATTTGAACTCGGTCACCTGTATTTGATTGTTTTTTCTTGTACTCGTACATCAGTGTTTACCCTGATCTTGTGTGAGGCCAGTTAGGAAAGAACATTGGCTCTTCACCATCTCTCTCAACGTATGTCTGAGCATCAGGTAAAAACCATAGCTTGACCGTAGGTTCACCGTTTCCACTACCCTCATAGTTACGCTGCTTTCGGCATAACAGTAACTGGTCTGAATCGTTGTACTTTGCTGATGCTCGTCCAATGTCTTTGACCTCATCTTCTTTTTCCTTGTTGCGCCATACCATCCATACGTTATCCACAAGGTCAACAATCGCACCAGAACCCTTGGTGTCGTACTTGTTGGGTACGGCATACTCGTTTGCTGGTTTACGCAAGTGGTGAATCAGGTGAACATGAATGTTGTAGTCACGAGCAATGGTGATCAACTCAGATACAAAGTTCTTTTGCCCTGACATATCGTCTTCACCCATGACACATGTTGCCAAGTTGTCAATGAAGATGTGACCAATGCCAAGCTCCTTTGCACAGTACCTGCACATCCCAATGATCAGGTCTTGAGAGACAGCACCCATCTGGTCGTAGAGCCACAGCTTGTTATCAGTCCAATGGCTGAACTGGTCGAACAAGTCATCAATCTGCTTGAAGCCCTCTTCTGATTGAAACTCAGGAGACATAGGGTTCATGCCTATCCACATCCTTGCCATACGCTGTAAGGTCGTTACAGGTTTCATCTCAAAAGACGCAATGGCTACTTTCTCATCTTGGCCCATCAAGGACAAAGCAATCTGAGATGTGACCAAGGACTTGCCTGAGCTGTTCTGTCCTGCCCACAGGGTTACTTCACCTTTGCGGAACTCAAAGTTGTCTCGCTGTCCAAGCCAAGGCAGACAGATAGGGTTAACCGTCTTCTTCAGTCTTAGCTTTTCCTTCAAGATGTCAGAGTAGATGAATGCGCTTTTGACCTTAGCCTGAGCGTCTGTCTCTTTCATGTAGAGAGCAAAATCGATGGTGTCTTTAATTAATTGCATTTTGTATATAGATTTCTGACCAACCTGTCTGTTTCCAGTATGGAGCGTTAGGAATCAACACACAACTGGTAACAACCCTAGCTTTTGCATGTTTAGCAATAGAAAAAAGTGCTTTCGCTCTTGTTTCAGAAAAACTGCTGATCATGACAATCAGTCCAACACAAAAACGCAAGTCAACATTGGATAGCTCGTCACCTTCTAAGTTGATGGTGGGAACTTCCTGGTAGATATGCCAGTCATTGCTGTTCAAGGATTTGTGGTCTTCAATGCTGACAGACTGAGGAGCTTTACCAGACATCCTCATGTGGATAAGTGGTTCATGTCCTTTCATCGGAACAACCTAGCTTTCTCACGTTCAGCTTGTTCTTCAGGGGTGGGGATTCGGAAGTCTGCTGGTCGACCAAGGGCAATGTTTGTGGCACGAACTGCTTGAGACTGTGGTTTAACAAAAGCAGCTTTGGAGTTTCTAACCCAATTCCTCCATGTTGCAAGCCAATTGGTCTTAGCAGCACCAGCATCAGCACGAGAGATCCAGTAGTCAACAAATGTGTCTGCAACTAGGTTGATGTTGAGATCAGGTCGGTTGGTTTTTGCCCAACTTTTCCATTCGTCTGGCACAACAAAATCTTCAGACAATCTTGTTGCTCTCTTACTTGGTTCACTTCTGGTTTTAACTTCAGGTTCTGTAGCCAGATTCTGACGGGGGGAGTAGCCAGATTCTGACGGGGGGGTAGCCAGATTCTGGCTAGCGGAGAACTTCAGCAAATACTGGTTTGGACGCTGTATGTTGTCTTTGAAGACATTGACTGTTTCAAGGTAGCCAGCCTCCTCCAAAGCACTAAGATGCCCTTTGAGCGTTGACAAGCCCATAGAGCACTCTTCGGCAAGAAGTTTTTGTGATGGATTGCACTGTCTAGTGTGGTCGTTGCAATGGTTTGCAAGCATCAACAAGACAAGTTTTTGGCCTGAATTGGCTGTTTTGGCATCAATAGCCATAGCCATGAATTTAATACCCATGATTTTTCCACTTTTTAAGCCCCTTTGAAGAAACTGCGGCAGGAGAAGGGGTAACTCTTTTCGGTCAGGGGATCAGTCCCAACCTAGCCGTGTTTCACAAAACTATATCACTTCTTCGGTTCTTCTGGCTTCTTCTTGCCAAAGATTTGATCCCAGTTATCACGGAACTTCTGTGGATCAGGAAGTGGACGAGGCGCTGAACCTTTGCTCATTTTGCACCTGCTCTAGAAAAAGTTTTCATCTCTTTACGCTCAAGAGTCTTTGCCACTGCAAATGCCCTCATGCTGGACTTCTCCGTCTGCGTAAACAACGTAGCTGGCTTTGCTTGCCAGTTAAATGGACTTGGCTTTGTAGATTTCATGTAACTCCTTTAATTGACGCTTGCTTGCAATCTCTAGTGCTGTTGCCAGGGCAGCAACAATACCAGTTTCTAAGTCCTCTGGATCAAGCATAGGCTCCAGACGATCTGTGGCTTGAACTATCAGCTCGTAAGCCAATGCAACTTCATGTGTTTCGTGTCTCATAGCGCAAGCGTAACGCAAAAACACAATCCACCATACAGGGTAAACCCCTAGATAAAACACATAAAAACACTGATACATTACACATCCGCTTTAACAAAAAGGAGATTTAAATGAATGTTCAAGCATTGACGAAAGTAAGAAAACTGTTTTGTGTTGATGGTGTCCCACGCAATGTGCAGCGACACAACTGCAAACAGTGGGTACGGTCTATCCGATTCCTTGGTGACAAATGGCTTCTCGCAACTCCGGTAACAAAAAAATGAACAACATCATCCAAACACAATTCGTTGGCAAAAACCCATTCAAGCCAGCAAAACCCGTCAAAGAAGTTGACATCACAACAATCCGCATCACTACTGACAAACCAAAAAAACGTGTTGCACGTAACGGTAAATACGATCAAATTTTTAGAGATCTCGACATAGGGAAATCCCTGTCTTGCAAATCAGAAGATTGCGATAGAGTTGCACAAGCTCTCCGTGGTTACATTGAACGCAATGAAAAGCATTGGAAAGTAAAAGGCCAGATGTACTACACAAAAAACACTGCTCGCATTTTTGTATTGGAAAAGAAATGAAAGACTTTTTAGAACAAGCCAAAGAAGACCTTCAGGGTGTTCAGTACTGCCCTTACTGTATTGAGCCACGAGGTGACAAGCGCTCATGCTGTGGTGAAAACCACTTCATCAACTTTGAAGACCTTGATGACGATACCCAGCGTGATGTCATCCAAGACGAATACGACTTAGCCAACGGGAGCAAACCATGAGCTTTTTCACAAACCTGTTTAGCGGTAACTCATACACAAAGCTGGGTTCAACATTGATCAACAACGACACAGACCAAACCTTCCAAAAGCTTGGGTCTAACTACATCGGTGATGACGGAACAATTGTCACCAGCTTGGGTAGCCAGTTGATCAACCAAGATACCAATGTATCGTCATCTTTTGGTGACCCTTTTGCCAAACCAAATGAATGGGATTTGTAATGTCTATTGAAAAGCTGCTTCAGACCAACGTAAACGGTCATACAGAGAAGAAAAACAACCTGACGTACCTGTCATGGGCTTGGGCTTGGGCAGAGGCTTTAAAGGCCGATCCTATGGCTTCTTACAAGGTCGAAACATATCAGGAGCATGGACAGAACGGTGCATGTCGTACCGTCCCTTACATGAACATCAATGGCACTTGCATGGTGTGGGTGACAGTTACCTTGTTTGGCAAACCAATGACCTGCCAACTTCCGGTGATGGACTATCGCAATAAAGCTATTCCTGACCCTGATGCTTTTGCTGTCAACACCGCCATCATGCGCTGTATGACTAAGGCACTGTCATTGCATGGCTTGGGTCTGTACATCTATGCTGGTGAAGATCTGCCAGAAGAGGGTGATGTACCAAAGAAGGGTCCAGGTGCTGTTGTAACCCCTCGTGGTGGCATTGGTGAGGATCTTTCACAAGACATTAAAGACTTCCTGCTCGAGATGGCAGCAAGCGTTGAAGAATTGGTCAACCAGGGCAAAGCAACAGCAGCCCTTGCGATGATTGATGAACAGGCATTGGAGGCTGATCAGCGTGTCTGGTTGGCTAACCAAATGTCATCCACTGTGCGTTCTGCACTTAAAAAAGCGAAAGGGTAATAAATGGCTTACGACAACACCGACAAGGGATCTTTGTTTACCAACGATAAGAAGGAAACAGAAAAGCATCCCGACTACAACGGCTCCATCAACGTAGGTGGACAGGACTACTGGCTGTCAGGCTGGAAAAAGAAGTCCGAGAAAACAGGCAAGACCTTTTTGAGTCTATCTGTTCGTGCAAAAGAAGCTACCCCCCGTCAAATTTCTGAGCCTACCCGTAAGCCAAAGAACGATGACTTTGGGGATGACGTACCCTTCTGATTAACGGGGCTGAAAGCGGATGCTGCGTGGCAGGAACATAAGAACCCACGTAGACGCAGCGAGTAAGCCCCACCTATAAACAAGTTAGCAATGTTATTGATATTCAGTAAGGTTGCTAACACTCTTAACTTGACCAAAACATCATGTTCAAAATTGAAAAAAACATTCCCCTGGCTGCAAAACAATCGTACCCCTTTGATCAAATGGAGTCCGGTGATTCGTTCTTTGTTCCTGTTTCTGATCCTAAAAAGATTGGCTACGTTCGTGCCCAGATCAACAACCTCAAAAAAAAATACCCAACCAAGGTCATCTCTACCAGGATTGAACAAGGTGGTCTGCGTGTTTGGTTGATCAGCAAGGAGCAAGCATGAGCTATTCAATGGTTGAAATGAACGTCATCAGGTGGGGTGAAGATCGTGGCATTGTCCAAAACAGCAACCCTGAAGCACAGGCCAAAAAAACACTTGAAGAAGTGCAAGAGTTGTTTGATGCAATCGTAGCCAAAGACCGTGAGGCCATGATCGATGCATACGGCGATATTCTTGTTACCCTTGTCATGGGTTGTGCCACTGCTGATTTGGACCTTGTAGAGTGCTTTAAACACGCCTATGAGCAGATTAAGGACCGCAAGGGTTATCTGACTCCTGAAGGCATCTTTGTAAAGGAGTCGTGATGCTTTGCGATACTTGTGAAACAGTAGCTACTTGCTTGAAGTCTGGATGCAGAACCACAATTCATGTGTCAGCCCTTGATAAGCAGGTATCAGGCAGTCACTACAAAGACAAGGGCATCCAGCCCATCATCTACATCCATGCCAACGATCTTGGATTTTGTGA